TTAGATTCTTAAGCATTCCTAAAGGTTACCTATAGAGTGTTCCCCAGAGCTAACAGTTACTGTGTGTTTAACCCTGGGGTGTACCCTTAGGGGAAGGTTTTAATTCTCTAGTTAATTCAACCAGTTAGGAGAATTATTTGTAGATGTCATGGTATTTACACCATTTAAGAACTTATTGAGTTCTTTATCCATCAGTTCTTCCCTTCTATCCCTCATCTCTCTGTCTGCATCAGCAGCCATCTGTTCTACCCAGTATGCACAAGCCATTGCTAGTACATCTAGTCTATCATCGTGAGCTAAGGCTCCTTTGTCTCTTGTTATACGAGACATCTGGTACTGTAACATGTACCTTTGGGCTTTCTCAGGTGGATGATGTTGTACACTGTTGTAGTCTGAATGGATTACCTTGGGGTCTATGACCAATCTGTGTTGGTTCATTATAGGTTCTAAGGTATCCACTATCCTAGCTTCTTTCTGCTTACTGTGTCTCACCTCTTCAGTGGTCACAGGATATGTTTTTTGCAGGTAAGGCTTAAATAGCTCAGTGAACATGCCATCACCAAAGTTACTCTCAATGAGAACCATGTTTACCTTATTGAACTTAGCGGTATCTGCTAGTTTCTGTAGGGTATCTTTACCATACCCACCAGCAATACCTCCAGCATCCACAACATACAGGAAACCATTGAGCATCTTAACCACTGCATAGGCTGTTTCATCAGCACCACGACCAGAGGGGTCAATAGCAAGTAATGAACCTGTATACTCAGAGCGTCCTAGAGCCTCCTCAGGGGCATAGAACTTGTCACCTGCTAGTCCTACGCATGGTAGGTCACTTAAGGGCTTCATAATGCCGTATACGAGCTTCTCAGGGGCTGTTGTACTGTCACATGACATGACCAGTAAGTCAGATAGCTTTAATGGGTATCTATCACCATCACTGAGACTAGTATCTAGCATGAACTGTAGGGCAAAGCCTGAACGACCATAAGATAGTTCACGTTCTAATAGGTCTTCCTCATGGAAGCGCTTAGGGTCTGTAGGTTGCCACTCTAGTTCTGGGTCTTCCTCAAAGCTACTTAGGAGTATTGGGGCTAGTCTATCACTGTAGTTGATAAGCTTGTCTGCTCTTGGGTATCTAGCAGGCCATACACGTAGTTGGTAACCACGTTCAGTCAATGTATTGTACAAGGACATTTCACACTGGGGAGTACCTAGGTATATAATCTTACCTTCAGGTTTCAGTACAGCATCGAACTCTTTTACAGCTTCACTGAGTCTCTCACGCATCCCTTGGGTCATAGAGTTGTTTGGTACTTCTACGTCATCTGCAATGATGATGTCAGCACGAGAACCTGTAAGCTGACCTGTGATACCTACGGACTTAACCGAAGGTGAACCACTGGCTTTAGCAGGAGCTACGTCAAAGGCTATCTTACTCCACCTTTGGGACTCCTTGGCTATCAGGTGCTTACATAAAGGAAGCTCTAAGATAATACGCTGTGTAAAGGTACTGAAGTCATCAGCTCTAGCTTTACTAGCAGAGACTACCATGAACTTCTTGTCTGGGTCTAAGAGTAGCTGGTGGACTACGAAAGCACAGGTGACGTAGGATTTCCCTACGCCCCTGAAAGCTTCGATAATGCAGCGCCTTGGAGCGTTCTGTAAGTAGTCCGAGATGTCATACTGTACAGGTGTTGGGTCTGGAAGGTTTAAGTGTTTCCAAACCAAATACATGAAGTTACGGAAGTCATGTAACTCCTTTGGCAGTTCATTCATACGTTTCCTTTGTCAGCTTCTAACGAAGCTTTAGTAACCTGCCTCATGGAACATTCTTACCATGTTGGCGCAGGTGTCTGACCTAACAATGTCATCTAAATCAAATTCAATGATGCTTGTGTTAGGTGGGTTATAATTGTCGAGAAGATTCATAAATGTACTGATGCCAGACTGTCCTTTTAAGTCTGATTGCTTAGGGTCACCCATAAATACAATGGTACTACCCTCACCCACCCTAGTGGATATTGCTTTAATCTCATCTAGGGTAAGCTGTTGACATTCATCCACAATGATAAAGGTGTCCCTGAAGGAACGCCCACGGATAGTCTCTAGTGCTACCGTTTGTATCTTCCCCTTATTTGTACAATACTCAAACATTGTGCTACCGAGGTGTTCTCTCAGCACTTCTGTCATGGGCATTGTCCAAGGAGCTAACTTCTCATCTAGGTTGCCTGGTATAGCACCTAAGGATTTCCCAGTGGCTACGTTAGCTCTTGCTAGTACAATCTTTTTAACTGCACCTCGAACTAACCACTGAGCAGCCTTAACACATGTGGTATATGTTTTACCTGTGCCTGCTGGCCCTAAGACTACCATCAGGTCATTACTCTCTAGGTCATGGAATAACTCTGATTGTGTCTGGGTCTTTGGAGCGAAGTCTATTTGGGGTCTGTGGTCTACATTGTTGCGTTTATTACGTTTAGACATAAAAGCCTTTTATTGAATTTTATCCGCTGCCTCAAAGGGCAGTGCTTCTAGCAGGTTAGCCATAGGACTTTCTGCTGTTATAACGTCTAAGCTTGCACCATTATCCTTAAGGAACTTGGTAGCTACTGACAGTTCTGAAGCTGTTGCTTCTCCAGCCTTAACACGAGCAAGTAACTCCTGCGCTACTGCACCGTGAAGGGCATCTATGATGTCTTTGTTATCCATTGGATAGCCTCCTCATATGTATCAATGTTTCTACGTGTCCATCCTCTGCCAAATGTTTCGTAAGTACGAAGACCCATGTAAAACTCCTGCCGCTTCTCTTTATATGAGAATGCTAAAAGGTCAGGGTCGTTACTGTAAGCCTCTTTAACGGCTTTAATGGTCTTAATACCTACTATCCCATCTGGTACTGCGTGAACTACGCTCTGAAGTGCCTTAGAAGCTCTTCTAGCACCAGCGTTCACTGCAAAGTCGAAGGTAAGAAGAGCTACCGCAGGTGGAAGAGAGTCCCCTTGGATTTTCTCCCAGTAGTCCGTGCGGTATATAGAAGCTACTTCTTCTTCAGTGATGTTCTTTATGTCTACCTCAGGATATGCTCTTTTACTTATCCCGTAGTTAGTCTCACCACCTGGGTCTTTAGGATGATTAACGTAACCTCCCTCATGCTTTAGAACTAAGTCCAAAGCATCCTCAAATGCAGCCATTATTTATTCCTAGCTCTGTTTGTGGATTTAGGTTGAACCCTAAGGTTACCTGTTGAGTTGTTTTTAGGATTACGGTCTCTATGGTCTACATCCATACCGTCACCTTTACGTACTCTGCCTTTAGCCTCCATTAGTCTACGGGCTTTCTTACGGGCATCGTTACGCCTGCGCTGGGCAGGTTTTTTATGATAGTTGTCGTACTCTTTTCTATAGTTTCTAGCCATGTTATTTTTTCCAATTAGCCAAGCCTTTAAGACCAAAACTGGCGGCTATGGCGGCTGCTAAAAAGCCTTTGTAATACTCAGGCATTGTGTCCAAGACTGCGAAGCCTTGTTGGATGTACGGCACTAAGCTGGGGATGAATGAGCCAATCATGGGAATGGAGAGGACAACAACAAACCACTCGTCTTTCCACGAGTTCTTGCTGCCCTCCGCCATTATTTTTTCCCAGTTCTCTTCTGACTGCATAGCTTTAAGCTTAACATCTTGTTTTGCTTTAGCTTCGTCAGATTTTCCCTGTACCCATTGCGTAGCTAGTCCCCCCAGAATTGAAAGGAACTGAATCATTTTGTTTTACCTTTAGAATGGAAAGGTGAAGGTAATCCCTACAGTGTATGAAACTTGTGTTATTGTTGCATACATGCTGATGGACATTACTTATCCACCTTATTGTCTAGTTTATCTGCAATCCGAATTAGCATCGATTTTATCTCAGCAATGTCTAACTGGTAGTCATCGCGTCTGACGTAGGTATCTGGTACATGACGTTCTATAGCCTTTACGTCTTTCTGTAGGTTACTGACAGCATCCCACACAGCTCTTAAATACCATCCTACAAATATCGACATTAACCCTAAGAGAGCGTTAAATAGTGTTTGAAATTCCACATGGATTCCTCATATTATCCTTTATAGAAGACTGCAAAAGACGCGCTGCTTTCGCCCAAGTTATTGATTGTTAGGCTATCTTTGCTTTCAACAGCTAAGACCTTGTGTTTATCTTTAGCTTCGCCATCTACAACCAAACCATCTTCAGCAATAAAGATGCGCTTACCTTGTAGACCAGTAAGTTCAATACTTTCACCGGCAGCTACATCATGAACTTCGCCTGTCCATTCAACGTCTAGGTCTGGGTCAGTGATGCAATAAAATTCAATAGCTTCTTGTGCTATTAAAATTAACTGCTCGTTAGCATAGTCTTGCGGGTCATCAGAGCCTACAAAGTCTCCACGACCTATCTCGTGACGGCTAAGACCTTCAGCGTTAAGACCTACTATTGAGCCTTTAGTTAGCCAGTGAACGCCACCAGAACTTGCAGGCATTGTAGGCGGGTTAAAGGTATCACCTTTTTTGCCTGCTGTGCTTTTAACAATCGCTACGTTATCAGCTCTGTAGATGGGTCTATGAGTCCAGCCAGCCATTAGAGAGTCTCCCCTGATTCTGGAATAGATGGGACAGTCAACTGACCAACCATTGCTTCAATCTCAGGTGAGATAACTTTATCTTTAGCTGCAAGGATATTGTTCCATTCAGACTGTGCTGCTGATGAAGCCAACACTATTTGAGTGATAACTTGTTCAGCGTCATCTAAGTCAACGCCTAGCTGCTGAACAGTGTATGGGTTTAAGTTTAGTGATTTATCCGCAGGTGTATAGGTTACACTAACGGCGTTATTTTTAAGGTTGTAGCCATTTACAACGTAAGTATATTTTATGTTCATTTAGTGTTTCCTATGAAATTGAGACTGTTCTAGTGCCTGTGCCATTCCAGCCTGTTGGGGTAATATCCCATCGCCAGAATGTGGCTGTTCTTGTTGGGCTACTATCGGTAAGTGTGCCATGCACAGCGGATGCCGACGTTACCACCCCATACCCCTCTATATCCATTGAAGTAAAGGAAGATTTAGCTTTAGTGCCGTTGACTACAAAGTAAAACCTATTTGCACTTGTTTTGTTGGGCGTATAATACAATCCACGAATAGTGCCGAAACCCGCAGTGGTTGGCGCGCCCGAACCCATACTTTGTGGCCAAAGAGCATTGGTGTTATCTGCGTTAAGAGTGTACTCAGCACCAGAGCTATTTACCCTAGGGAAATAACCTCGTGTCCCAAAACCATAGTAATTAACACCCGATTGACCCATGTTGTTGTAGCTAGTTGTGCTGCCCTCAGTCACTGTAATAGTAATACCAGACTGAGTGCCATAGAAGTCACTAACTTCAATCTCACCAGAAGTAGGAACTGCACCGTTAGTCCCTGAAGTGCCAGAGGGTACATAAGACCCCCCAGCGTAGTATTCAGAAAGACTAACAGGGTTACTACCACCAAATTCAGTTTGAATGTCGGATAATGTAATTATTCCTGATGTCTGTATAGCCATTACACTGTACCAAATGCTGTGAC